ATCCGCAGTTACACCATTGTCTGCTGACAAGTTATGCTGTATACACATATCCTTCAGTCCCTGGGCCACGGGTAGCCACTCACCATAGGATACACTCTCTGTAAGCACCCAGTATACGTGTATACCATACCCAGAATTAATTAACATCGGGCGAGGTAGACCTGTCTCTTTAACAAATCTTTTTAAATCGTGAAAAGCTGTGTTTTGGTCAGGATATTCTTTACCGACACCGCAGTCCAAATCTAAGTAAAAAGAACTCAAGCTCTTTACGTTTGTTACTTTTCTATCATTGCTTGTTGTAAAAGTGGCTAATCCAAAGTATGCGTTTATACCTTCAGCATCTAACTCGTTAGCCCTGCTTATTACATCATCTATAGTTGCATGGAAGCTCTGTACTTTCTTGTCACCAAGACCTAGTACAGAATAATATCCATCACCTAAAACTCTCTCTAAAAATTTTTTTGTTTCCATTTTTCCCACCTTGTGCCGAAGACACCACGACAAGATACGGCACGTTATCCTTTCGGCAAAAGCCTAGTCGTGGTGTAGTTCTATTAATCGTCCCAATCGTCAACGATAGAACTCAAGTCGTCATCAGCATCCTTGGTGGGAGGGGAGGGCTTTTTAACGACCTTCTTTGGTTCTGCCACCGCATCTTCAGTAAAAGGATTGTCTTCAGCCTCATTGAACACAAACCCATCGGTTGCCTCGAAAGGATTTCTCTCTTCCACAGGCACATACTTTACAACCTGCACAGCTCTCAAACGTAACGACACGTTCTGCTTGCCACCCATGTCATATGGATAAAACTGTACAGCTATATTTACTGTGCTACCTGTTGTTAACAAAAAATCATCTGGTAGCCTGTTACCCTTGGCATCAACTTGTAAAGGCTTTTGAGTTTTTACGCTCTTATACATGCCTTTAAGAGTTGCCTTGTGGGTGAACATACCATCATCGTCTTTAACAAATTTACGCTCTAATTTATCTGCCCACTTCTCTTTCTTGTTGGCTTGGTAACTCCGTGACATAGCAGTAAACAATGCCTTTGCAGTATCATTATCCATACGAAACTGTATAGAGAACTCTGCATTTGGAGCAGTAGGTTCACACGTTACAGACCGCCCTTCGTTATTGTCAAAGTGATACGTCGTGTTTATCTTAGGCCACAAAGCCTCTACGTTTTTTATAATATATTGTTCCATTTTCTCTCCTTCTCTCTATATTATAAGTCTTCATCTAATTCATTCAGTAGGTCTTCGCCCACTGTTTCTTCACTACGTTTACTAGATACTTTAGTCAATGCGGTGGCTACGTCACCAACACGAAACCTATAAGTATTACCTATTTTTACATAAGTATCTTTAGGTATGTGATTCTGACGTACCCAAGCACGAACAGTTGATACAGACACGCTAAAATGTTTAGCTACGTCCTCTATTGGTACAAAAGGTTCATTCATTTCTTCCTCACAGAAATTGTTACTTCTTCCTCAATCTCTAATCCCTCTGGCTTGAGATCAGGATTTTCTTCTAAGAACTCTCTCATGTTCGCCTGATTGATACGTTTGTCTAGTAACTGAGGTGCATTCTCTTCCACAATAAGCTTGTGTATAGCATCCCATTCACTAACCCAATACTTTCTTTTAGTCGAACGAAAGAATAGTCCTTCAGAAGTTCTCACGCTTTCTACATTATGGTCTTCACAATGATCTAGCATTGCCTGTTTTATTGTATCCAACTGCCGTATAAGGTTGCCATCTTCTTCCTTATACTTGGCTGACAGCATGGATCTTTCTGCTCGTATACGTAAATACGTTTTTGCCAACTTGTCAGGGGTTATTTTGTCACCCATATCTCTCTCCTATTCTTATTATCTAATAACATGTAATATCAAAATATGAGTTAGTCAAGCACTTCTTTGTAAAGTTCTACAAATTTTGTGTGAACGTTTATTTTTCTATCTAATAATCGGTATACATGCTTTTCTGCATCAGAACCTTGTAGTTGCACGACAGTGCATTTATGTGTTTGACCTGACCTATGCACACGAGCGTTTGCTTGATCGTATGTTTCTAACGAACTTGTTGGCCCCCACCATACAACTGTGTTCGCTCGTGTTAACGTGACACCATGTGATGCTGCTTGTGGTTGTATCACCAGGACAGTTGGGTCAGTCTCCTCTTGAAACCTTTTAAATATCTGTGTGCGTTTGTAGGCAGGTACATCTCCACGTATGATTTCTGTAGCTATTCCTTCGGATCGTAGTTTATCTGTTAATATATCTATGACATGTGTGAAGGGTACAAACACAAGCACCTTTTGACTCGACTCATCAATAACTTCACGTAATACTTTATACCTATTCTTTATATCAAACTCCAAGACTTCGCCTTCATCTGTATAGATTGCCCCTGCTGATATTTGTAGTAACTTGTTAAGAGTTACAGCCGCGTTTATTGCGGTTATCTGTTCGCCTGTGATGTCTAACACGAGCTTTGTTTTTAGTTCTTTGTAATATTTCTTTTGTTGCGCTGTAAGCTCTACTTGTCTTTTGGTATATACCATAGGGGGTAAGTCTAGACACTCGTCTTTTGTAAAACGTATGGCAGGTTGCAATGCTTTGAATACTATGTCTGTGGCGTTAGGACGTATCTTCCACGTGAACTGTGATACCTTTATCATAACCATATCTTTAAACGCCCCGAAGAACCTAGGCACTCTGTTTGGACTAACAAGTTTTGCCAGACCATATGCGTCTGTAGGGTTCTGTGCCGCGGGAGTACCTGTCATCATCCACAGCCACGTGTTATCATGAACTAACTGACGTAGAAGCTTCCAACGCCTAGTTTGTACATTTTTGTAGTGTGTAGCTTCATCTATAATAATTAAATCAAACCCACCTTTCTTAAGGTCATCCAATACAATACCCACGCCATCGTAGTTTATCACCACGTAATCAGCTCCTTCTTGTATAACTTTACTACGTTTCTCTGCCGACCCATGTGCTACTGACACAGTCCTGTGTGTTGCAAATGTAAACAAGTCATCACGCCATGCACTGTCCATGATTGAGAGTGGGCATACTACAAGCACTCTATTTATCACACCTTGTTTCATAAGAAAGTCCGATGCCCATATGGCACTTGCTGTCTTTCCTGTACCTTGTTCGTTGAAACAAAATCCTTTCTGATGTAAAGTAAGGAATGATGCTGTCGAAACTTGGTGGTCAAATGGTTTGTATCGTCCTGTCCATGTGTATTTTACTTCTATGGGTGATGGTGATTTTATACCTAGCTGATTCAGGCTCTTTGCCTCTTCCAGACCCCAGTTAACTATAACTTCGTTATCCCCAACCTTTCGGCTCTTGGGTATGGCGTTTATAACCTTATCAGGGTCACGTAGCCGTAGGCGTAAAGCCTTGTTGTCTATTATTTGCATTTCTCTTTCTCATTTTTATATTTATTTTTTATTTTTATTTTTATTTTTTGTTTTGGTTAGCACAGACTTTATAGTCTTGGCTTGTTTCGCATGAGTCTTTGATGCTTTGTTTAGACCCTTGGCTACTTTCTTTAGTTTGTTTTGTATCTGTCTAGTCATTTTTTCTTGGTCGCCCCCTTTTTCGCTTCGTGTTTGGCTCTGAGTTCTTGCTTTGCCCTTTTTGCGATAGCGGCTTGCCTTGGCTTTCCTGCGACTTTGGCTCTTTGCTCCACCACAGTAAGGATTTGAATCTTCCTAGCATAAGGCTTATTAATACGCTTAACCTTACGAGCAGTTGCTTGGGCATCTGCCACAGTGGCAAATTTAATAGGGACTGTATCTTTGGGGTTTTCATCTGTATAAAGTCTCCTTCCTGATCCTTTTGGTTTTTTTCCTGTTCCTGTTTTAGGGTCTTTTGTCATTTCTTTTTCTTCTTCTGTCCGTTTCTTGCTCTGTTCTTTGATGGGCTTTCTAACCTTGTGCCATCTTTGTTTGAACCGCCTTTACTTAACATCTTATTGTGTGATACATCTTTACCTTTACGACTTATACCTTTTTTGTCGTACTTACGTCTAGCACGTTGACGTTCCATTCTATCCTCATGCTCCCCACGTTTTTTCTGTAGTTCATATTCTCTTTTGTAGGGTCTAGGTGATTTAGTATATACCATTAGTTGCTCCCATTATATACGCACTCTATAACTGCACAGTGCCTACGGCACAACCCACTAGGTCGTGCGTTCCATGTGTCATTATCATATGCGACTTGCATACGATTAAAATTAGCCAACCACTTATCCCATAGGTCTGCCAACATATCTATCGTGTATTTTGCTTTTATAAATTTTTTGGCAACCACGAACATCAGAGCCGCGTTGACTTGTTCTACCGCAGGAAAATGTTTAAATGTAGCCATAGCCATAAGCTCCAGTTGTCCTTTGTCCGCGTATTCCGCATTACGTCCAGTCTTATAGTCTACCACCCATGCTTTCGTGTCGTCAACTATTACCAAATCTGCTATACCACGCCACCATACATTCTTGTCTTTAAACCCACAAGGCTCAAGGTCTGCGGTCAACCCCATACGCATCTCTGTAAACTTGTTACCCTGTCTACGTTCAAGTGCTTCTAGGGGGCCTTTGAGAAAAGAAAACTTATCTGGTATTGGTGTGCCATCACTTATAAAGTCTTCTGCTACAGCATGTAGTTCTGTGCCGTAACGCATCGCCTCTGTATGTGGCTCTTTATAATCTTTAGCTATTTTCATATGATAGAACTGCTTGGGGCATTGCTCAAATGCCTTCATTCTACTATATGACCAAGGTGCTACACTCATCCACATTCTCCATAAGACTTGCCTGTTCCCGATTCGCAATCTATCGGTAGACCATCTGCCCATTCTGGTGGTCTTCGCATACATTCTTCGATGTATTCTTGTGCCTCGTCCACCTCTTCGTCTTTGACACAACATGCTATACTGTCATGCACTGTCAAGACAACTTTGTACCTCTTTGCTATTTGTAACATTTGTTCACCAATAATGCAACGAGCTATCGCTTGGCACACGTTCTCTATTACCTTACCGCCATATATTCGTACACGCCCACGTCGTGTCTTGTAATCAAACTCCACCCCTCTATCTGTCGTGGTAAACTGCAAGTCATCGTAACGTAAGTATAACCCAGAAGGCAGTAGTATCTTACCATCTTCCACAAATAAAACACCGTACAACCCAAAAGAGTTACCATCTTTCAGGAAAGCTTGAGCATCACGCCATAACTTGTTAATCTTATCATTTGCCTCTCTGTATATTTTTATTACACGTCGTGCTTCATGTAGCTCCATATCAAAACCAAATGTCTTTAGTTGGTCTTGGAACTTCTGCGCCCCCATACCATACCCTGCGCCCAGTATTGTAGTCTTACCAACAAATCTCTGGTCTTTGGTAACGTCGCTCTCTGCTACACCGTATATGCGCGATGCCATCTTTTTATATACATCTTCGCCCTTGGCAAACGCTTGGGTCAAGTCATCTTGTTCAGCAAGCCATGCCAATACTCGTGCCTCTATCTGTGCAGAGTCCGCGTCTATTATAGAGTATCCTTGTGGTGCAATTATGCCACGCTTTAGCATGTTTGCATTCGAGCCACGACTCGGTAAATTCTGTAAATTTATCTTATCATCACCACCCCAACGTCCTGTGTGAGCCGCGTAATATCTAACAGGTACAGGTAAAACGCCACGCTTCGCTATGTCGATGAACCTTTGTGTCCTAGTTTCTTCTAGTGTGCTTTTATTACCCAACCTGGCCGCAACAAGTGACTGGACCCTCTCGTCCTGATGTGTTAACAGGAGTTTGAAACCCTCATCTGATTTAGCAAAAGCCCATGTCTCCTTGCCCGTAGTAGGGCTTAACTTCTTAGGAGGTGATACGTTGTATGCAGCGAGCAGCCGCGCGAACTTGTCGTTACTCATCAAATCTTCTTTTGATGCACGAGCGTCCATAAGCAACTCTTCCTTACGTTGACGTGTGTTACCAAGGTGATCTTCTAGCAAGTCCAGATCCAGATTCAAGACAGGCTCCACAAACATACGTAATGACAGATCAATCAGTTTAAGTTCTTTCTTTGGAAACCCTTTCGCCATGATCGTAAACAAGTCGTATGTCAAGTCCACGTCATTGACAGCATAGTCACCTAGTCTCTCTAACTCCTCGTCAGTAAAATCTTGTCTGTGTTTGTCAAGGGTGTTCTGTATCTCATCGCCCTTCTTACCCACGCCATACCTTTCAGACAACGCTTTCAGTGATGCGCTTTCCTCAACTCCGTTGACAGCTCTCGCTATGCAGACTGTATCAGTATAAGCACGAGGTTTAATATTAA